GAAATACCTATTAAAAATAAAGTAATAATTGAAGCGTGTTTAGACTTGCAGTTAAAATTAGATAAAGAGTTTAAACAAATTGAGGTCAAGGCTTGGGAATTACTTTAAACAAAAAACCACCTATAATAAGGTGGTTTTATTTTTTATCCAATTCAATACAAAGAGCAGAACAAATAGTATTCCAATAAGCCACATAAACCGATTTGCGACTATTTTAATAGTTTCTGAATAGTCAACCTCTTTATCTTTTTTTTCTTCTTTAAAATCAACGTTTTGCTTTTCCTTAATTACTTCTTTAGAATTGTTATAAATAACCCTTGTATTGTAGATTGTATCTTTTCCTAAAAGAATAGGTTTGTCCAAATTAACAGGCTCTAAAGTAAACGAGTTACTAAACTTTGTTATATCGGTTTGTGTTTCACTTTTAACTTCCGTTTCTGAACTTGACTTTTTAACGCTTCCGCAAGAAAATAAAGTTAAAACTAAACAACCTAAAATTAATTTTGCTAAAGAGCTTTTAGATTCATCGCCTAAAAAAAACTCACATTTCCCATCTTTATAAGGTACTTCTGTAAAATAACTTTGCCACATTCCGTCTATTGCTTTATATCTTTTGCAATTATCTTTTAAAGGGCAATTAAAACCACTACATTTTGTTATATCACTCATTGTAATTCATCTTTAATATTTTGATAATCATAACCAGCACTAATTAATAAGTTAGTTATAATTTCAATTATTTCAACTGTTGTTAAGTCGTCATAGTCACATTCAAATGTGTGCTTTTTTTTGTGTGCTTCGATTTGTATTTTCATAATTTAAAATATATGTGTTATTCTCATAATTTGTCCGTGTTCTTTATCGTGTATATATCCCTCAACAGCTTTAGGTGCATGCTGATAACCGTTACGATGATGCCAACTATCTGTACCGCTTGGACTTCTTAACGTTTCGACGCAAACGCCCATATAATCTTTGCTAACTTTATGGTGTAAATGATGTGTATAAATATATTTATGTTTACAATTTACCCAGTCTTTACTTTCGTGTGCCATTAATAATGGTAAATTCTCTGCTCTTGCACCATCTCCGTGAGTTGTGCCTATTAAATTTTTACCATAAGTAAAATATTTTCGGTGTGCTATTGTAGTATCAAATGTTACATTTTTGCAGTCTTTAAAATGTGTTTCAATTACTTGTGCTAAAAAGAAACCATTTGTATAATCGTGATTACTTGGATTGTAAACCACGTGAACATCAGCTACACTCATAAGAATTTCAATAATATCTACATATAATTGTTTAGCTATTAAAAAATTACTATGCCACATTCCATCTGTATCTTGTGGAGTTCCGCTTGTAGTTGTTCTTTTCGTATTATCAATATGTAAAATATCGTTTCCTATGACAAATAAAACCTTATCTATTGTGGTAGTATCAATTTCATTTAATATGCCTTTACAACCTTTTAAAACACGTTGTACAGCTATTTGATTATTATATGTTTCCCCAACTTCAAAAGCACTGCATAATTTACCTATGTGAATGTCTGCAGGATCAAATACAAATAGCCTTTTATTTTCGTTTACTTCTCTTTTAAGTTGCGGATATTTAGGCACGTAATTTTTTAAATCTTCAATTACTTCTTTTGCTAAATTTTCAAAATTAAATTCTTGCGGTGCTTTGTATAATGGATTCGTAACTCTTACACTTTCATTCTTTGTCTTTAGCCATAGCATTGGAGTTGATTCTGGACTTATTCCGACATTACTACAAGCATCTAAAATACCTTTGTTTTTTTCCTTGTATCTTTTAATATAAGTTCTAAACAAATCAACATCAATATTCTCAACTTTAGAAACATTTTCTTTTAAAATTGTTTTAGCTATTTGCGTATTGCTATCGATAGTTTGTATTAGTTCAAATATTTCTGAATCGTATTGCGACCATTTTGAATTTGCCATATTTTTTATTTAGTAGGTTTTACCAAAAGTAATAAAAAAACCAATTAAATTAATAATTGGCATATTCTTTTTTTGCTTCAAAACTCGGACACGCTTTTACAACACCTTTAAAATCTTTATGCCCTTGTACAATAGCATTAGGAAATTGTTTTTTAGCTTGTTTTATTAGATATAAAAGACTTTCTTTTTGTTTTGGTGTTCTTGTATCTTTTGGCTTTCCTTTTTCATCTACGCCACCAATATAGCTAAAGTGAATTGAATTAGAATTATATCCTTTTACGCCATTAGTTACTTGTTCATATTTAGCCAACTCGTGAATAACTCCATTTGCATCTATTAACCTATGATAACCTACTGACTTCCATTTTAAAATATTTTTCCAATAGTCTAAAATAGATTGCTTTGTAGCATTTGGTTGTGTAGCTGTACAATGAATTACTATATAATCAATTTTTCTCATATTCTTAAAATTTTCGTAAAGTTGTGAAAGCATTAATCTTTTATTTCGTTAATATCTTTTTTTAAATCTTTGCCTTTAGATATAATTTCTTTAACAATTACCCAAAGTGACCGATTGCCTAACTTCATAGAAGTTTCATCTATTGACTTGACTTCAATATATATCCATACAAAGGTAAGTACTTTTGATATTAAATAAGGTATATCGAATAACTTTCCTTCTAAAATATATTTGTCTATCATAAAAGCAAATATTATGCTTCCCATATAAAAGAAAGTCTTAACTACAATATTGAAAAGTTTTGTACTTTTAAAAGAGTTAATTCCTTTTAGTTTGATACTTACATAAATTGCGAAAATTGTATCAAACAAAACAGCAAACGATATTAACGCCAATAGTCCGAGTATTGGCGTAATAAATATAAAGAATGTTGTTAAAATAATAATTAGTGTTTTAGTGGTAATCATAGGTTAAGTAGGTTATTCGATTATTGGCGTATATTCAATTTTTTCTAATTCGTTTAATTGGTCGTGAATTGCTTCGAATTCTTTACATTCTAAAACTTCAAGACCTGCTATCCATCTATCTGAACCATCTTTTGCAAATTCAAGTTTATAGCAATTATTAAAATAACCATTCAATGCGTTATATTGTTCTGTATTTGGGTGTAAAACTGTCATATTATAAAGAATTTAAGTAAGTATCAAAAGCATTTACAAAAGCTGTATTTTCAGATATCATAGAAGCACCCATTGCATACATAGACATTTTAGTATTTACATATATAGAACCTTGTCTTAAAATCCATTGATTTGCGTTAGGTAATCCTGTTGATAATAAAGTTCTATTTTCACCTACCGATGCGTTATACAAAGTAATAGCAGTTGAACTTGTACGATGTATAGACTTCATTCCTTTTGTAGCTGAATAAGCAAACACACTATTTAATGTATTTACCGCTCCTGAATTAATTTTATGCGTGTTGTAAGAACCTAAACGAATATTATTCGTATCAATACTATTACCTTCTATTCTTTGTGCAGTAGTTCCTGAAAATACATACATATGTCTACTTGCATCATTGGTAATATAGTTTGTACTTTGTGTAGAAGGATTAAAATTAGTATCAATATAACTACTCGTTCCATTCCCCATAAATCCTTCATTAGTTGTAAAAGTTGGACTTAAAACAGCGGTATATTGCGATAATCTTTTCCAATCTATTAAAGCAAATTGAGTACTTCCATCTGTAGCAAAGTTTGCAAACGTATCAAGTTTATTCCAAACTCCAGCAGTTTTCAAACTACTCAATAAAGTATTTTGTTTTAATCGTTGTGCTGTACTCGGTAAAGTATAACTATTAGTTGTTGCGTAATCTAAAATAGATTTGTATTCCGCTTCATAAATTGTTAAACTATTAGAAGTTGCATTTGCACTGCCTACAGAATTGGTTGCAGTTACTCTACAAGATACCTCATTTGAAGTATCAGCAGTTACTAAATTATAAGTAGATGAAGTTGCACCGCCAATATTACTTCCGTTTCTTAACCATTGGTAGGTATAAGTAATAGGTAAACTTCCGCTCCAACTTCCGTTAGTAGTAGTTAAAATACTTCCAACAGTATTAGTTCCACTTACAACAGGTGCTACAATATTTGAAGGCAAAACAGCACCTCCCCTTTTTACCCTATTGTTATGTATCAAATTATTACCTAATCCTAACATAATACTATCCTTTATATGCGATTACTTTTCCGCTTTCTACATCGACATCGTAAAATCTACCATATATAATAGTTCCAGCAGTAAGTGCTAAACTTGTTAAATCCGTATCTCCTACTATTTCGCTATCAGGTGTTGGATATGGTTTTAATTTTGAAGTAATAACAGCATCGGTTAAAACTTGAATAGCTACGAAAGTTTCGTTTTCAATTGAAGGTTCAGCATTTAATACTCTTAATCCAAATTGACCGAAAGAAGCTAATCCTTGATTTGCTCCGTTAAAATAATCTTTGTGTTTCATTTTGTTTTATAATTTATTATTTAAAATATTTCTGACATATATATCTTCGTCGATAAACTCGTTTGTTAAAAACCAACTGCCAAAACTTG